CACTTCCTGCCGCACGACGCCAAGGCCAAGACGCTGGCGGCGCAGGGCAAGTCGATCATCGAACAGATGGGCGAGTATCTGGGGATGCAGAATCTGGCGATTGTGCCTGATTTGAGCGTTCAGGACGGGATTCAGGCCACGCGCATGATGATGCCGCGTGTGTATTTCGATCAGGAAAAGTGCCATTCGGGCATTGAATCGCTGCGCCAGTATCAGCGTGAGTACGACGAGGACAAGAAGGCGTACAGGGCGACCCCCCGGCACGACTGGACGAGCCACGCTGCGGATGCGTTTCGTATGCTGGCGGTAGCTTGGCGCAATGAGCCGCCCAAGCTGGTAATCAACACGGATCGACCGCTCATGGTCGGACCCGGCAACACGGCCACACTGAACGATATGTGGGCCGCACAGAGAAAGCCAAGGAGGCTGAGAATATGAGCGGCGTATCAAATCCATATCGCTACCAGTACGAACACGTTGCGGCATCCTCAACCGCGCAAGTGCTAGGCACAACAGGTGCGGTAGGTGATTACCTACACCGCATCATCATCACCGTATCGACTGCCGCTACGGCTGCTGTGCAGATTGTTGACGGCACGGGCGCTGGCATCCTGACGCACACCATCCTGCCCAACAGCCCCGGCGGCGGTATCGGCGTCTATAACGTCGAGATAAACGCCGTGTCGGCTAACGGTGCATGGAAAATCACAACCGGCGCTGGCTCCGAAGTCATGGCCGTTGGCATCTTCTCGGCCTGATGACGATGGAACCCGTCTCCTCACCCGTTAACCGCCTTCTGACTTGCGTTCATCAGTACGATAACGAGTTCAAGAAGTGGGACGCCCGCGTCACCAAGATCATCCGCCGCTATCGCGATGACACACGCGGGTCCACGGGCAACGAGACGGCGCGCTTCAACATCCTGTGGTCAAACGTGCAAACGCTTGTCCCGGCTGTCTACGCCAAACTGCCCAAGGCGGATGTGTCTCGCCGCTTTGGCGACAACGACCCCGTTGGCCGGGTTGCGTCCCTGTTGATCGAACGCGCTCTGGACTACGAGATTGAACACTATCCCGACTTCCGCGCCTCTATGCGTAATGCGGTGGAGGACCGTTTTCTTGGCGGTCGCGGCGTGGCTTGGGTGCGGTACGATCCGCACATCAGGAAGCAGGACGTACCGGAAGATGGCTATCAGATCACCGAAGACGTTGAGAATGAGGGCGACGAGTACGGCGACATTCATAACCAGACTTCGGGCATGGAAGACCAGCCAGAAGAAATTGAGTATGAGTGCGCCCCAACCGATTACATCCACTGGAAGGACTTCGGCCATTCCGTAGCGCGCACATGGGAAGAAGTTACAAAGGTCTGGCGCTGGGTCTATATGTCAGAGGAGGCGCTGAAAGAGCGGTTCGGCGACGAACTTGCCAAGAAGGTGCCGCTCGACTCCAGCCCTGAGCAGCTCAACAAATACGCCCAGACGAACAAAACCAACGACAAGGCCAAGGTCTGCGAGCTTTGGGACAAGGAAAAGGGCCGGGTTTACTGGTTCACCGAATCCTACCCCGAAATGCTTGACGACCGTGACGACCCGCTTGAGTTGGAGGGCTTCTTCCCTTGCCCCAAGCCGCTGTATGCGACGACGACCAGCGACAGTCTTGTGCCGGTTCCTGACTTTGTTCTGTACCAAGACCAAGCCAACGAACTCGACATCCTCACCGACCGCATCGACGGTCTGGTTAAGGCCCTGCGAGTGCGCGGCGTTTACGACGCTTCACAGCCCGCCTTGCAACGCCTGCTGACTGAAGGCGACAACAATACCCTCATCCCCGTTGATAAGTGGATGGCGTTCTCCGAAAAGGGCGGCTTGAAAGGCTCCATCGACCTTCTGCCCATCGACACGCTCGCTAACGCCCTAATTCAGTGTTATCAGGCGCAACAGCAGATCAAGGGCCAAATCTACGAAATTACCGGCATTTCCGACATCATTCGCGGCAATACGGCGGCGTCTGAGACGGCCACGGCCCAGCAAATCAAAGGCCAGTACGCGGGCCTGAGACTGCGTTCGATGCAGGAAACGGTGGCCCTGTTCGCCTCAGAACTGCTTCGCCTGAAGGCCCAGATCATCTGCACCAAGTTCCAGCCGCAGACGATCCTCGAATATGCCGCTGCGGCACAGATGTCTGACGCTGACAAGCAACTGATTCCGCAAGCCCTGCAACTGCTTCAGGACAGCCCGCTGCGGGCGTTTCGCATCGAGGTTGCGTCTGACAGCTTGGTGCAGCTTGACGAGAACCAGAACAAAGCCGACCGCGTTGAGTTCCTTAACGCCTTCTCGAACTTCATGCGTGAAGCTGTCCCTGCTGGTCAGGCCAGCCCTGAAATGGTGCCAACCCTCATGGACATCATGAAGTTCGGCATTGGCGGGTTCAAGCAAGCCAAACAGATTGAAGGCACGATTGACGTTGCCCTTCAGGCTCTGAGCGCCAAGGCTCAACAGGCTCAACAGAACCCGCCGCCCAATCCTGAAATGATGAAGATGCAGGCAGAGCAGCAAGCCGCTCAGGCCAAGATGCAGGCTGATGTGCAAATGGAGCAGGCCAAGATGCAAGCTGATATGCAGATTGAGCAGATGAAGGCCCAGCTTGCCCAGCAGCTTGAATCCAGCAAGCAGCAGCACGAAGCCAATCTGAAAATGCAAGAATTGTCTATGCAAGAACAATTCGACCGTTGGAAGGCCGATCTCGACGCGGCGACAAAGATTATGGTCGCTCGGATTGGAGCCAACCCCGGAATTGACGTTGCCATGATGGAAGCCGAAGACGCGGCTAAAAACACGGTGATTGAAGCCCTGACTGGCCGCGTTGAGCAAAACGCCAACAATGTCGCGGCCCTGCACAACCATGTGGCTGATATGCATGAGCAGATGATGCAGACAACGCAGGGGGCCTTGCAGCGGTCAGAGGAACTCGCAAGAATGGCTCTTGCGCCCAAACGCATCGTGCGCGGTCCTGATGGGCGAGCTGTCGGGGTAGAAGTCGTTCAATCGGGAACCATGCAATGACCGTCGCATCATACGTTAAATACACCGCAGCCATTGAGCCGTTATTTGAAGCAATCAATTCCGGCACCGACACTTGGAAAGTGGCCCTATCCAATACCGTCAACGTGGCTAATACGACCTTCACGGCGGGAACTACCGATCTGGCTACGGCTGGCGGCTACACGGCTGGCGGCAACACCACAGCAATAACGACTGCCACGCAGACATCCGGCACCTACAAGCTGGTTTTGGCAAGCCCGACCGCATGGACGGCGACGGGCGCAGGCTTCACGTTCCGCTATGCCATCCTCTATAACTTCACCAACCTGATCCCGGTGGCATATTGGGATTATGGCGCAAGCCAAGCTGTAGCCGCTGGCGAGACAGTCACCGTCACCCTTGACGCCACCAATGGCGTCTTCCAAGCGACGTAGGATTACCAATGGCCCTAGTCCTAGCAAACCGCGTACAGGATACGACCACCACCACGGGGACAGGCACTGTAACCCTTAGCGGTACTGCGCCCACCGGGTATCAAAACTTCTCCGTTATCGGCAACGGCAACACGACATACTACGCCATCGCTGCCGGGACAGAGTGGGAAGTCGGGATAGGCACCTACGCTACTACGGGGCCTACACTTGCACGAACCACGGTGCTGTCGTCCAGCAACGCAAACTCTGCCGTCAACTTCTCTGCTGGCACCAAGAATGTTCTTGTGACGCTGCCGACTGAACGCACCGCCGTTACGACCACGGCTGGGGCCACCCCCACATTCGATACGACAACCCTTACAGGCACAACGACTGCCAGCGCCTTGGTGGACATTTCCGGCGCGTCTGCCGGTCAGATCAAGTTCCCCGCCTCGCAAAACGCCTCGGCCAATGCCAACACCCTCGACGATTATGAGGAGGGAACGTGGACGCCCGCCCTGACCTTTGGCGGCGGCAGCACCGGCATGACATGGACCCTGCAAGTCGGCTGGTACACGAAGGTTGGCAATGTGGTTACGGCGGGCTGGAATCTCCAGACGCTCACCAAGGGATCGAGTACGGGCGCGGCAACATTGGCGGGCCTGCCATTCTCTACCGCAAACGCGATGGGTGGCTGCCTAGGCTACACTGAGAAGCTCACAAGCATTACCTATCCCGGCTTTTACATCAACATCGGCAACCCAACGGCCATGAACCTGCTGGTCGACGGGGCTGCCAACAGTATGACCGACACCAACTTTGTGGTGGGGGCCAACTACATCCGTGGCTCCTTCACCTACAACACATAGGATCAGATCATGGCGCTCGAACTGCAACTGCCCAAATACCGCATCGAAATTGACAGCGACGGAATGGTCGGCCTTCGGGTCATCAAACAGGCCATCGACACTGTGACCGGCACGGTCCTCGACATGGGCTATCACCGCACCACGGTTAACCCGACCGTTCCGATAAACCTTGATGCGGTGGAAAAGGGCGCAGAACCCATCTTTACGTCCATTGCCGACCAGTTCACCGCGATGGACGAACACCTTCAGACGATGGGCTTTCCATCGATGGGCGCGGACGTTATTGCCAAGGCCGAGGCCTTCTCAGAGGTTATGGCCGGATGATGACCGCGGCCTGTCTGATGCTGAAATCGAAGCCATGAAGCAGTCCCGATTCGATAACTGGATCGCCATCATCACCGCACCGCCGCCAGAAGAAGAAACGCTGCCTCCTGATACGGGGGGCTAAACATGGCGTTCAACGTCTGGTATCTGGTTGTTGCTGGTGGTGGGGGTGGCGGGGGAACCACCGGCCCCGGCGGCGGCGCTGGTGGGTATAGGTCTAACGCGGCTTACGACTATTCGGTCACGACAGGCTCTTACACCGTCACGGTTGGTGCTGGCGGCGCGGGCGGTGGATCAAGCAGCCCCGCCCCCGGCGCAAAAGGGGGCGATTCGGTATTTGCCACCATTACGTCAGAGGGCGGCGGCTTAGGCGCTGGCTTCACGGCGGGCATCGGGGGCAATGGCGGCTCTGGCGGCGGTGGGCGCAACAACGGCAACACCGCAGGGACCGGAACCGCCGGGCAGGGTAATAACGGCGGTATCATGTATATCGGCGGCAATTACGGTGCCGGAGCGGGCGGCGGCGCGGGCGCGGTCGGCGGCAATGGAACGTCAACCGTAGGCGGCGTGGGAGGCGCGGGCACGGCATCATCTATCAGCGGCGCGTCCGTAACCTATGCGGGCGGTGGCGGTGGCGGCGTCTATATGGGCGGAACCGGCGGCGCTGGCGGGGCTGGCGGTGGCGGGGCTGGCGGCAACAACGCCGTCGGTGGTGTCGCCGGAACAGCTAATAGGGGTGGGGGTGGTGGTGGCGGCGGTAACGCCGCGGCAGGCGCGGCAGGCGGGTCCGGTATCGTCATCGTCCGCTACCTGACCGCAGACGGCACGGGCCTGACCATCACTGGCGGGACCATCACGACCGACGGCAGTTACACGGTGCACACATTTACATCGTCTGGCACGTTTTCGGTAACGGCTATAGCTACGCCACCGAACAGCCACCTGTTCGGCTTCTCGCCATTTGCGGCTGTTCCGTTCGCCGCCAGCCCGCCCAACGATTATGCGATAACCGCGCAAAACGGCACCTATGCGCTCACCGGCAAGACGGCGACAATTACCTATGCGCCCAACTACGTCATCACGGCGCAAAACGGCACTTACGCCCTGACGGGGCAGACGGCGACTATCACCTACGCAGCCGCCGTCAATTACGCGATTACGGCGCAAAACGGCACCTACGCCCTGACGGGGCAGACGGCAGACATCACCTATACCGCATCGCCAATCATCGTCATCGACACGCATGACGGCGACTACCTCAAAAAGAAGTTTGAAGAAGACAAGGCCCGGTCAAAGCGCAAGAGGTCGGAAATCATTCATGCCTACGAGCGTCTGGTTGAGGGAAAGCCTGATGTTGCGGAACAAATCGCCGCGCCGTACATTAAGCCGCCAAACAACAAACGCCATGACCCATTCATCAATTACGACAAGCTGCTTGCGGACGTAGAACGCGCCGAACAGCTTTGGCAAGCGTACCTTGATCTGGACGACGAAGAAGTGCTGATGCTGCTATGAGCCGTTACCGCGCCACCTACGACAGCAAGGGCCTTCTCGCCACGTTCGAGGGTGGGGAATGTACATATCTGCGTGATGACTACGATCACGGGTCCAAGCGGTCTGAAACCATCAGCGCCCCTATGCTTATTCGCGACATTGATCCGTACAAGAACATGATCGACGGCAAGATGATTACGTCGCGCACTGAACACCGCGAACTTCTCAAGCGCCACAACTGTTTTGAGGTCGGCAACGAGAAGATGGAGACAAAGGTTGCAGCGCCGCCCAAGGCCGACCGACGCGAGGGATTGCACAGGCAACTATCCGACATGAGCGACAGACAGGCCAACAAGATTCTGAAGCAGCTTAAAAGGAAATGATCGTGGACACCCAAGATCAAGTCGAACCCACCGAAGACACAGTTGACCGCAAGGAACTGCTCATGCAGCAGTTTGAGGAAGCCGAAGCGCCACAGGAAGCCCAGCCGGTTGAGGTTGAGGAACCAGAAGAAGCCGCTGAAGAACCCGTCTGGGCCAAGCCGCCGTCAAGCTGGAAGCGGGAGTACCACGAACCGTGGCAGACCGTTGACCCCAAGCTGCGTGAGTACATCTGGCAGCGCGACGAGGAAACCCGCAACGGCGTCGAGCCACTGAGGGTCAAGGCCCAGTTTGCTGAACAGATGCAGCAGGCCATCCAGCCCTACGAGAACACCATTCGTGGCTTGGGCATCCAGCCCGCGCAAGCCGTACAGGCCCTGATGCAAGCAGACCACGTTCTGCGGACCAGCGCGCCAGAACAAAAACGAGCGTACCTCGCCCAGTTGGCGCAGCAGTACGGCATCACTTTGGACGGATCGGAGTATTACCCTCCCGCTGGGGGTCCGGTTGATCCAATGATCTACAATCTGCAAAACGAACTAAATAGTGTGCGTGGCGAGATTGTAGGGTATAAACAACAGCAGGAAGAAGCTCAGAATCAAACGCTTCTCAGCGAGATCAACAGTTTTGCTGACAAAGCCGAATATTTTGAGGACGCAAGGCCGACCATGATCCAGCTCCTACAGAGCGGCGTGGCGACTACGCTGGAAGACGCCTATGAAAAGGCGATACGCCTTGACGATGACTTGTTCCAGAAGTCTCAGCAGAGCCGACAAGCCGAAGCTGAAACCGAAAGAAAGTCAGCGGCCAATAGGGCGGCGAAAGCCGCTAAGGCAGCAGCGGTTTCCGTTAGAAGCTCCACACCCGGAGCCACGACTTCAACCAAAGCGCAAGATAGACGCGCACTGCTCTTGGAACAATTCAACAGCATGAGTGAGCGTTTCTGATTCAATGAAAGGGCTTTAACATGGCTTTCGCCAATAGCTCGATCAGCGACATCATTGCGACAAATATCCAATCTCGCTCTGGTGAGCTGGCCGACAACGTGACGAACAACAACGCGCTCCTTCGCCGTTTGAAGGATCGCGGGAACGTCAAGACGTTCTCTGGCGGTAACGTGATTTTGCAAGAAATCATGTACAACGACAGCACCACCAACAACACGAACAGCTACTCCGGTTACGAAGTGCTGAACGTGTCCCAGAACTCGCCGATCTCGGCGGCTCAGTTCTCCATCACCCAGTACGCTTCGGCGGTGACCATCTCTGGTCTGGAAATGATCCAGAACAGCGGTAAGGAAGCCATCATCGACCTGCTTGACGGTCGTATGAATGTTGCCGAAGCCCAACTGGCTAACCGTATCAGCGGTGACTTGTATCTGGACGGCACTGGCAACAGCGGTAAAAACCTTACCGGACTGGGCGCTGCTGTTCCCGATGCTCCGACCACCGGCACCTACGGCGGCATCAACCGTGCGTCCTTCTCGTTCTGGCAATCCATCGCCTATTCGGCTGTGACGAACGGCGGCTCTGCTACGACCGCTTCGAACATCCAGCAATACATGGATGCTCTGGCCGTCCAGCTTATCCGTGGCACCGACAAACCTGACCTGATCGTGGCGGATAACAACTACTACCGCCTGTACCTTCAGTCCCTGCAATCCATCCAGCGTATCTCGGACTCCGGTTCGTCGATGGCTGGCGCTGGCTTTGCCTCGCTGAAGTACTACGGCGCTGGTATGGCTTCTGACGTTGTGCTTGACGGTGGTATCGGCGCTGCCGCTACCGCTAACCACATGTTCTTCCTGAACACCAAATACTTGATGTTCCGGCCCCATGTGGATCGCAACTTCGTCCCCATTGGTGGCGAACGTCAATCGGTCAACCAAGATGCCATCGTCAAACTCATCGGATGGGCCGGTAACCTGACTTGCTCAGGGTCGCAATTCCAAGGAGTCCTGATCGCCTAATAAGCGTAAGGAGGAGATAAGCACATGGCTTATACTTTTGACGAACCCAAAGTCGGCCTGCTCCAGATCGCTAATACCGATGCTGGCGTAACGATGGCGAATGGCTCCTCTGCCGTTCCCACCCCGCCGACGATGTTGGGTATGGTTGCCCGCGCTTTCGACCCGACCTACGGCGAAGGGGAGTTCATTCTCCTTGTCGGCGTGGCGTCCACGGTTGTTGGCTCGGTTGTCACCTACAGCCCGACCACCTACCAGACGGCTCTTAGCCCCAATACGGCTAACCTGTCGCAGCCTGTCGCCGTCGCGATGTCCGCCAATCTGGCGGCGTCCTTCGGTTGGTATCAGATCAGCGGCCTCGCCGTTGTGAAGAAAACCGCCGTAAAGGTGGACCCGGCTGGCACCCGTCGTATGTATCAATCGGCCACGACTGGTCGCCTGATGCAGACCTCGGCTGCTGGTAAGAACGTCCTTGGTTTGGCTTCTGCTAACCTGACGACCGTGACTGCCACGACCTCCACCGTGGTTTGCTCCATGAACCGTCCGCATATGCAAGGCCCGACCACCTAGTATGCCCTGCGCCCCCCTTCGGGGGGGCGTAGACTTCCATTGCGAGGAATCATGTTAAACGTCGTCTGCGTTAACGCAGGAAACTATCTTGGGCGCGGCGTCGAGTACGTCCGCATCCTGAACGATATGGTGCGCCGCAACTTGCTTGAGGGCTACCCCGGCAAGTTCATTGTCTTCACCGACGAAGACGGAGATTACGGCCCCAACGTAGAAGTGCGCCCCCTGCCCGTTCCCGGCATCCGGGGCTGGTGGAACAAACTTGCGCTGTTCAAGGCTGGCGTTTTCGCGGACGGAGAGCGTGTGCTGTATCTGGACCTCGATACGGTCATCACAGGGCGTCTGGACGCGGTTGCTGACTATTCCGGGGACTTCGCCATCCTGCGGGACTTCTACCGCGCCCACGGCCTCCAGTCGTCTGTTATGGCGTGGCGTGTGACGCCCAAGACGCAAGACATTTGGATGTACTGGGTGCGCTCTCAGATGCCCCAAATCATAGGCGGCGACCAAGCGTGGATTGAAACCGCTTACACCGGCAAACCCGACATCTGGCAAACCATTCTGCCCGACTCCTTTGTTAGCTACAAAGTTTCTGGTGGCGCTGCGCCCAACAAGGCGTCGGTTGTGGTGTTCCACGGCAATCCACGCCCGCACGAGGTTCCTACCGGCTGGGTTCCTGCGGTATGGAAGGAGGGCGGCATCACCCGCGTCGAGCTTGATGCGGTGTGCAATACCGACAAGCAGCAAATCCACGACAACATCGTGGGCGCTTGCGAGCGCGACCTTCCGTGGTTTGATTTTGACTGGAAGCACCACGACCGTCAGGTTTGCATCGTCGGGGGCGGGCCGTCCCTAAAGGGCGAGTTGAACGTCTTGAGGCGTCGGCAAAGCATAGGGCAGGAAGTATGGGCGCTGAATGGCGCGGCGAACTACCTTATGACCCAAGGCATCACTCCAGACGCGCACGTTATCCTAGACGCCCGCCCCGAAAACGCAGCGTTCGTTTCAAAGCCGCAGCCGCATATCCGCTATTATATCGGCTCACAATGCGACCCGGCGATATTTGACTTGCTGGACGGCCAACAGGTTACGCTGTTTCATTGTCAGTCTGAGGGCGTTGAGGGGCTTCTAAGGGATGAAGTCGAGCGCCCCGTGCATCTTCTGGGCGCAGGAACCACGGTGGCCCTGAAGGCCATGCTACTCGCGGAGCTTGGCGGTTGCCGCACCCTGCACCTGTTCGGCGTTGATAGCTGCTACACTGGCGACGACCACCATGCTTACCAGCAGTCATGGAACAATAGCGAGCCTGTGATGGACGTACTTTACGGAGAGCGCACATTCAAATGCGCCCCGTGGATGGCGGGTCAGGCGCAGGATTTCATTGAATATGCCCAGCGGTACACCGGCATCATCACGGTGGCTGGTGATGGCCTGCTGGCGCACATAGCTCGTGAGGGCTTGCCAGAGAACGCCGTGGACGAAAGGGCGCGTGAGATACTCTCTCGCCTGCCGCAAGGCAGTATCACTGGCGCAGAGATTGGCGTGTTTGCCGGATCGCTATCTGAACGCCTGCTGGCATCAAGGCCGGATATGACGCTGCATATGATCGACTCATGGGGCGACTATGACCTAAGCCTTGAGGCATCCGGCGATTACCATGCGACCTTGAGCGACGAGTCGCAGGAAAGTTATTTCCGCATGACGCAGAGCGCGGTAGCGCCATTTGCAGACCGCGCGATCATTCACCGCAAGAAGTCTGTGGCCGCAGCGGTAGACGTTGAGGATGGTCTGGACTTCGTATTCATTGACGCAGACCACAGCTACGAAGGCTGTTATTCTGACATCGAAGCGTGGTCTGGTAAGGTCCGCGTCGGTGGCTTACTATGCGGCCACGATTATGATAATGTTGACTACCCCCAATGGGGCGTGAAACGTGCCGTGGACGAGTATGTTGCGGCGAATGGGCTACAACTAGACCTCGGTGACAACTTCACATGGTTTGTTAGGACAAAAGGACACTAACATGGCAATCCCCTCTCGCGTTCTGGCTTCGGGCAATTCCCCGCTTGCCTCTATTTCGATCAACGGCGATGGGGCTGTTGGCCTTGTTGCTACCGGCTCCACGGCGGCTACTGCTTTGCAGCTTTCGGCGGTATGGAACACCATCACCACCTCGGCGGCTTCGACCGGCGTAAAGCTCCAACCCACGGAAGCTGGCGCGGTTGTCGGCATCCGCAACGATAGCGGTCAGACCGTCACGGTTTACCCGTTCGACACCTCCTCGACCATTAACGCGGGCGCAACCAGCCTTACGATTGCCACCGCCAAGACTGTGCTTCTTTTCGCGCCCAGTGCTACCACTTGGGCGTCAATCACCACCGCATAAGGGACACCCCTATGGATTCGGACATCGCCAACGCCGATTCGCACCTACACGTTGAGTTCTATGAGTTCGACAAAGCGCCTCACAAAGGCGAGAGTTTCATTCGGATTATGGTTCCGGGTGACAAAACTAACATCGTTGAGACTCCGGTGCGGGAACACCATAAAGAACGGTTCCCGCGCCAGTGGCTCTACTATCAGATGCAGAACAACCAGAATGTTGTAATCGGTATGCCGCTCGTTGAGTGGCACAAAGAGCGTCCTGAAGACATCAGTGAAGTTCAACTGGCCGAATTGCAGATTCTCAAGTTCCAGACCGTTGACCAAGTGGCGACGGCTACAGACGCGCAAATGCAGCGTGTTGGCATGGGTGCCGTGGCAATGAGAGAACGCGCTAAGGCGTTCTTGTCAGCCAAGGGCCTGTCTCAGCACACTGACGAACTTTCCAAAACGCGGCTGGAGCTCGACGCGCTGAAAGAACAACTCAGCATCCTCATGGAGGAGCGCAAGCCGCTCCGTGGGCGTCCAAGGAAAGAAGTGACTGATGTCGAGCACGATGCTTCAACTGGTGCAGCAAGTTACGAATGAACTGGGCGTACCTACCCCAGTCAGCGTAGCTGGCAACACCAATCAGGACGTAATTCAAATTCTGGCGCTAATGAACGCCAGCGGTTACGAACTGCTGCGTAAGGCAGATTGGCGCGAACTGACTCAGCCTCATTCATTCTTCACTGAGTACACGACGACCACGGGCACTTACAGCACGACATCACTCGTCATAACCGGCATCCCCTCGACCGCTAGTTTGGATACGACCTACATGGTCGTGGGGACCGGCTTTCCTAACGCCACCTTCATCACCAGCGTGGATTCGTCTACGCAAGTCACGGTGTCTCAGTACTCCACTGAGGCTGAGACTGCTGGCACAATCTATTTCCAGAAGGTCAAATACGACCTACCGGACGACTATGACGCCATCGTCCCGCGCACCCAATGGGACAAATCAAAGCACTGGGAAATGCTCGGCCCCGAAAGCGCCCAGCAATGGGAATGGCTGCTGTCGGGCTATATCAGCACCGGCCCGCGCATCCGCTGGAGGCTGTACGGCGGCTATTTCCAAATCTGGCCCGGTAACTCCACGGCTGAGTATCTGGGCTTTGAGTACCGCAGCAAGGGTTGGGCTAGGAGCGCGGCTGGCGCCATCAAGAACAGCTTCACGGTAGACACCGATACCTGTATCTACCCCGACCGCGTTATGGTCCTCTCGACCAAGCTGAAGTACTTCCAAGCCAAGGGATTTGACACCACCGCGCTCTACCGCGATTACCTCACTGAGTTTGACACATCGGTGGCTCAGGACACATCGGCGGCGAACCTGTCATTTGCTCCCCGCCCCGGCAACGTCCTGATTGGCTACGATAACATTCCTGACAGCGGCTATGGCCGTTAGGAGCCTCGTTCAGGGCGCTGCGGCTCAAGTACAGTCCCTGCCCGCCCCCGTGGGCGGCTGGAACGCCCGCGACAGCTTTGCCAACATGGAGGCGACTGACGCGGTAACGCTAACCAATATGTTCCCGACCGTCAGTAACGTCGTCTTGCGTGGCGGCTACTCGGAACACGCCACCGGCCTAGACGGCGAAGTCCAGACGCTGATGACCTATTCGTATGGCGGGTCCACCAAGCTCTACGCCATCACATCAGCGGGTAAACTCTACGACGTCACAACGGCTGGCGCGGTTGGCGCTGCTGCGGTCAGCGGTCTGACCAATGGCATCTGGGAATATATCAACGTCACCAACACCGCTGGCACATCCTACCTGTATGCCGTCAACGGTGTGGACAAGCCGATCCTGTGGGACGGCACGACTTGGTTGCGTGTGGACGCGGCCTCGGCTGTAGCCATTACCGGCGTGACCACGACCACGCTTGCCAACATCTGCTTGTTCAAAAACCGCGTTTGGTTCTTTCAGAAAAACACGCTGGTGGCGTGGTATCTGCCGACCAACGCGGTCGGCGGCGCGGCGCAGAAGGTGGACCTGAGCGCGGTGGCGCGGTTCGGTGGTCACCTTGTCGATCTGGACACATGGACACTGGATGCCGGTTATGGTGTTGACGACAACCTAGCCTTCATCACCAGCACGGGCGAGGTCATCGTCTACAGCGGCACCGACCCGGCCAGCGCCAACACATGGGCGCTGATCGGCGTCTGGAAGCTCGGCTCTCCCATAGGCACCCGCTGTATGCTTAAGTGGGGCGGCGACCTCCTGATCCTTACCTATGACGGCCTGATGCCTATGGCGGGGTCGCTACAGTCGTCACGCCTAGACCCGCGCGTAGCCCTGTCTAACAAGATTCAGGGAGCCATTACGGCGGCGACCACTAGCTATGGCGGCGACCATGCGGCTGTTGGCTGGCAGATTGTCTACAACGCCAAGCGCAATGCCGTCTGGATCAACGTGCCTGTGGCAACCGGCCAACAGCAGCAATATGTCATGAACACGATCACAAAGTCGTGGGCACAATTTACCGGCTGGCCCGCGACTTGCTGGGAAATATTTGACGACGATCCGTATTTCGGCGGCACCGGCATTGTCTACGTTGCGTGGGACGATACCTACGCGGACGATGGCGCGAACATTACTGCGGTGGCGCTTCAGGCGTTCAACTATTTTGGCACGAGGGGCGTTAAGAAGTACTTCACCCGCGCTCGGCCATCCATCTTCTCAAACGGTTCACCGGCCCTCTTTGTTGGCATGAATGTGGACTTTGACACCTCCAACACCACCGCGCCCCTGACCTTTACGCCATCGGTTTCTGGGGCTTGGAATACGGCCCTGTGGGACAGCGGGCTGTGGGGAGACAACAATACGATCCAAAATACATGGATCGGGATTACCGGCATTGGCTACTGCGGCGGCACACAACTTCAGAGCGCCAGCCAAGGCTTGCAGATCGAATGGGCATCCACAGACGTAGTGTATCAGGCGGGATGGGCTGGCGTATAGAAAATGGCCCGGAAATCGGGTATTGGGTGGCTGGAGAACTTGATGCGGGATATTTCGCAGACCGTTCTCAAGCTATCGGACTGTTAAAAGACGGAGAGATCATAGCGGGCATCATTTACGAAAACTGGAACAGGCGTTCGATGGTGGTTCACATCGTCATCAAAGACCGCATTACTCCAGCCTTCATCGGGGCGATATTCGATTACGCATACAACGTATGCAACATCGAGAAAGCCATTGCCCCGGTCAGCAGTGCTAATGCCAAGAGCATTAGGATGGTTGAGAAGATGGGCTTTACTGAGGAGGGGCGCATTAAAGACGCCTCTCCTGACGGTGATATAATCTTGTATACATTGAAGAAAACCGACTGCCGTTTCTTAGGGAACCGATATGGGAAAAAGTACACCAAGAGCGCCGACGCCGCCTGACTATGTGGGCGCGGCTACGGCGCAGGGCGTTGCGAACCAAGCCTCTGCGGCTCAAGGATCGTCGCTGTCGAATCCCAATATCATCAGCCCTTATGGCAATCAGAACGTAACTTGGGCCAACACCGGCATTAACGGCGCTCCGCAAGGCACCGTCACCCAGACGCTCACGCCCGCCGCGCAAGCTACCCTTGAGTCGCAGCAGGAAGTGCAGCGTGGCCTTGCCGATGTGGCCCAGCAGGGCATTGGCAACGCACAGGACATCCTCAACACGCCGTTCAGCGCCAATCTGCCTAATTTGCAAACGTCGCTTGGGCAACCGGGGCAACTAAACTACGGCCCGCAAGCGGGCCTGTACGGCGCTCAGAGTGGGCTTGACCTGTCTGGCGTTGCCCAGATGCCGGTCAACGCTGGAATGACTGGGCAACAAGCCATCATGTCGCGCCTCGCCCCGCAGATCGAACAATCAAGGGCGGCTAACGAGCAGCGTTTAGCTAACCAAGGCATCACGCCGGGGTCTGAGGCGTACAACAATTCCATGCGGACGCAGGGCGAGCAACAGAACGACCTGTACACCCAAGCCGCGCTTCAGGGCATTGGCCTTGATACAGCGGCCAATCAGCAAGGCTTCAATCAGGCGCTTGGCGCTGGTGGCTTCTACAACACCGCGCAAGGCCAGAACTTCGGCCAATCCGCTACTGGCGCTGGCCTGTACAACCAAGCCCAGAACCAAGCGTACAATCAAGGCTTGGGCGGGGCGCAGTTTGGCAACACCGCGCTTCAGCAATCTCTGGCGCAACAGCTTGCCTTGCGGAATCAACCGATCAACGAGATCGCGGCGCTTATGGGCGGCTCGCAAATCCAGAACCCGCAGTTCCAGCAGTACACCGGCCAGAACGTCGCGGCGGCTCCTGTGTTTCAAGGCGTTCAACAACAAGGCCAAGCGGCTATGGATATTTATGGCATCAAGGCCAATCAAGCCGCATCGAACGCAGCGGGAATTGGTTCTGCTTTGGGCGCTGGCGCGCAAATTGCAGGAATGTTTTCTGACAAACGCCTGAAGTCGAACATCGTGCGCGTTGGCACTCACCCGCTTGGAATCGGCATCTACGAATACGATATCTTTGACCGGCGCGAGCGCGGCGTGATGGCGCAAGAATTGCAAAAAGTCAAACCCGAAGCCGTCATGGTTCACTCAAGCGGATTCTTGATGGTTGATTACGGAGCAATCGCATGAATTATCCAATGGGATTGCCGCTTTCGGCAGAAGAACAAGCTCGCCTTTCGGCAATGCAAAACGCTCAAAACATGGGCGCTGATGCGATGTCTCCAATTACCACTTCGTCTTATAAAGGTATTAGCGCGCAACCCAGCGGAGCGGCCATGCTTGCCAAGGCGCTTCAAGGCTACGGTGCGGGACGGGGCATTAAGGCGGCAAAGGCGGGTGGGCCGCAGGAGTTTGACAAGAATTCTGTTTTTGCCAAGCCCACCATTGGTGACTTTGCCCAGCACCCAATGCAATCTCTCAGCAATTTGTTTCGGTAGGCAAAATGGCGAACATCAGCCTTACGAATTATGATTCGCAAATTGCTGAACTTCAGCAGCGACAGAGAATGGCTCAGGCGCTTCAAGAGCAAGCCCTGCAACAGCCTGAAGTGCTTACTTACAAGGGTATAGCTGCTAGGCCATCGACATTGGGCATTTTGGCTAATGCCTTAAAGTCTTACGTTGGCGCTCGCGGAGAGCGTAAATCTATTGAGGAAACGGGCCTTCTAAACAAATTAGCTAGGGAGCAAGCCGCTGCTCGTGGCTCGTCCTATATGCCCACCGAAGAACCGGCTCCCACCGCAATTGCGCCCCAAGCCCTAGCCGCAGCGTTGGGCGCTCCACCTGTTATGGACACTCAATCCGGTGCCTCGCGCGCGGCTGGAATCGCGTCTAACCCCCTTGCCGTTGCCGCCCCGCCTCCCGCAGCCCCGCCTCCCGGCATGGTGCCTAACACGCAATCTGGCGCGTCAATCGCAATGGGCATGGGGCCTAACCCCAACGCCGCGCCCATGCCCATGCCGCCAGCAGCGCCCCCTCCTGCTCCCGCTGGCGCGATGGCCCCTATTAACGTGCCGACTCCACGACCGGCTGGACCGTCTGTGGCCCAGCTTCAAGCGGGCCTGAGTAAGGCAATCTCGGACGCTGATAGCGACCCCAATCCGTATGTGCGCCAAAACGCCGCTCGGATGATACCCGTCATCCAGCAAAGCATTTCCCGCGCACAGCAGCAGGCCGACACGGCTGACGCCCGCGCCTACACCGAAGGGCGTGTCACAGAGGCTCGCACTTATGAAGACACACACACCGAAGCTCTAAGAACGGCTGATGTCAAAAGGGCGACTGACCAAGCTGAGGCGCTCATAACGGGCGGTCAATTCAGTGATGCCCAAGCTAATGTTATCAGGCAAACCGCCTCTGCCGGGTCAGAGGCATTGAACGCCGTTCGCTCAACCATAATGACGAAAGCGTTTGCGGATCACAATTCGATACTGACGCCTGAACAAGTCAGGGCGGCGGGCTTCCCGGTTGGCTCTGTGGTGTCGCAGAATGACACATCGGGCGCTATCAAGCTGGAGTACAATCCAAGGCCCGACGAGACTGCGGCCTTAAATGCCAGAACGCAGCAATTTAACGCGCAAAGCTCGCGGATGGCAGCGGAGGCGGCTCGTGACAAAAACGCCAGCGGACAATTAAATCCTGACTCGATAAAAATGAGGGCTGCTCAAGCTGAGTCTGGTGACAAATCAGCTTTCCAGTCTCTCGGCTTGGGCGCAATAGGAGCGTCTAATCGCGCAGCCATTACCAACCAAATGACGCAAGACTATTTGGGTATGGGGATGACGCCCGCACAAGCTGGGGCAAGAGTCGCTCAAATAAATTCTCAGTACGTTGGTCAAAACGCAGAAAATAGAGCCCTTGGACAACGGGCCGGAGCGGCAACATTTGCTAATGCCGAAATGCCACAAGCGGTTACGTTGGCGAAGGAGGCTTACAGCCAACTTCCTCGCGGGGCTTTTGTTCCGTTTAACAGGATGCGGCGTCTTTATGACAACAACACGAGCAGCCCAGAGCAGGCACAAGCATATATAATGGACGAGGACGCCATCACATCTTATGCTCGCGCCCTTAGCCCCAACGGCATCCCGCGTAAGGCCGACATAGAGCGCGGCGAGAAAATGCTTAGTGGGGCTAATTCTATTGAGGCCCACAACGCCACTCTGGACGCCATGCAGCTTGTTGTGGAGCGTCGTCAGGCCGCTGGTCAGGCGCTTGTCACGCCCGCAGCCCCCGGAGTTAAACCAGCGCCGACTCATACAACGCACATTAGGCCCCCCAGCATTTCCGCTGATGTATGGGCGCACATGACTCCGGCTGAACAAGATCTATTCTAATGGCAGAACTTACCCTTGAGCAAAAACAAGCAATTGCCATAGCGTCGGCTAGGGCTAGGGCTGCGGTAGCCCCCAAGCGTCTAGGCGCAATGGATACTATGGGTGGCGCAGCGGGCGCAATTCTTGATGTCATTCCCGGCGCAAGAGACGTAACGGCGGCGCTTACCACGGCCATCGATCCTCGAATGTGGACTGGCAAAATTACTCCCGGCCAATCTTGGAGAGCCAACCGTGCGGCTGTTGAATCTCAGCAGCAATCATTTCAGCAGCAACACCCGCTCTCTAATATGGCCCTTCAAACAGTGCCATTGGCGATTGCTACAGCCTTGGCCCCAGAGGTCACGATTCCCGCTCAGGCGACCAAGGCCACGCAAACCGCGACATTGGGTGGGAGGGCGTTAAGTGTAGTTCCCGTCGTGGCTAAGGGCACTTTGGGCGCTGGAACATACGGCGCGGCTCAGGGCCTTGGCAGCGCTGGCTCCCCCCAAGAAAGGCTTGCAAAAGCCACGGCCAACATATTGCCTTACGCTGCGGTTGGGGCGGCAATCCCTGCTGCTTTTGCCGCTGTCCCAGAAGCGGTTGGTGCTGCAAAGACTGTGGGCCAACAAATAGGCGCGCGACTCGCCAACCGCAACCTTACGGCAGAAGAACAGGCCGCAAGGTACGCCTCGGGCCTCATGGAGCGAACCGGGTCAAGCATTGAGGGCATGGCCCAGAACTCCATTTCCAAAGCCGGAAAGCCGATCACCACGGCGGAAATGATGGGGCCGGGCGGCGTCAACGCCGCCGCTGCACTGGCGCGGCAACAGGGGACTACGGCGGGGGAGGCAATCGGCACGATTGGTCGCGGCTCTCCTAGGGTCATGGGCCGGAATGATCGAATTTTGAACGATGCGGCTGACGCGGCTGGGGTCCACCCGGAAGCTGCTCGTGGAAACATCAAGGCATATAGCGAAGAAAGAAGGGCCGCCGCAAAGCCGCTTTACGAAAAAGCCTACGAGGGCGGCAGCACGGCCCCGCTTACGCAGCAATTCGAAGCCCAGTATGGCGAGGCGTCTCGTGTCGCCGACCAAGCCGCTCAAGCCGTCCAAGCGGCAGAGCGCGCCAATCTACAAGCCGCAGCCGCTCGCTCTCGCGCTGGCGAAAGCGTACACCTAAATGCCGGGGCATCAGACAAAGAGCAGGCCGCGAAGTCTGCGCTTGATGGTGCTAAGAAAGCTGCAAATAATGCAAGGGCGGCGGCAGACGCCATTAAAGTTCGTATGCAACAGGCGCAAGCTGACGGCAGCGCCAATGCCCCCGGCGCTGTGTGGACGCCCCGGCTGCAACAATTCCTAGACCTCCCCGAAGTCAAAACCGGGCTTAGGGAAGGTATGCGTTTAGAGCGCATAGACGCCGTAACAGAGGGCAGGCCCTTTAACCCATCAGAGTATGCCATTGTTGGCGAAGCCTCCAGCGGCGAGCCTATTGTTGCCGCCGTCCCTAATATGCGCCTTCTTGATATGGCAAAGCGCGGACTTGATCGGCAAATAGAAGCGCATACTGATGCCATAACTGGCAGAGTTGATTCTCTTGGTCGCTCGCTGGTCAAGGCTAGGGAGCCATTTCTAGCGGAACTTGACACGCTCAACCCTGATTACGCAGCCGCCCGATCTGCTGGCGGGGACTACCTTACGGCAGAGCGGGCTTATCGGGACGGCAACAAGCAGCTTTTCGACACGAGAACATCATCAAGGGATGTTCAAGAAAGGCTCGCCAAAAGTACCGCAGAACAAAGGGAAGCCTACAAAGGTGGACTCATAAACGATCTGTATGAGCGTCTGAATAACAACAGGCTAAACCTTGACGCCGTGCGGACCCCCGCCGTTCGCGAAAAGCTGACCGCTGCGTTTGAGTCCCCCGAAAGGGCGAACAGCTTTATTACAAACATTGAGCATGAAATAACGCTTCGCGGAAATGAGCGATTGCTACACCCCAGCCTTGGATCGCAGACGGCACCGCTCTCTGAGGAAATGGCAGTTCAGCGCGGCGAACGTGGTGATTCCGCGCGGTGGATTGTCGAGTTCGGTATTGAGTCTGCAAAAAGCGACCCACTTAAAGCGGCTGGTACATTTGCCGCAAGAAAGCTGTTAAGCATTGTGGATGCTTTAAGTATGTCTGGCTCTCTCAGCCAAGAAGCGAGAGACATAGTTGGCAAGGCGCTTCTGGACCGTAATCCTCAAAAAATAGCTGACTTGCTCAAGCAATACGAAGGTATGAAAAAATGAGCTACAATGGAAATGGCACATTCGTCATCAACAGCGCCGGTCAGCCCGTCTCGGCTGGACAAGTAATCAGCTCATCGGTGTTCAACGCCCTGACGGCTGACCTTGCCACGGGCCTGACCACGGCGCTCACCAAGGACGGCCAGACCACGCCGACCGCCAACATCCCGCTTGGTGGCTTCAAGCTGACGGGCCTTGGTGTCCCCACCGCATCGGGTGACGCCCTGTCCTACGGCGCGGTCGGCACGATCACCACCCTGACCCTGACCAATGCGCTCGGAATCAGCTACGGCGGTACAGGCCAGACCACGGCGGCGCTGGCTATCAACGCCCTGCTCCCGACGCAGACCTCCAACGCGGGCAAGGTTTTGACTACGGATGGATCGGTCTGTTCATGGTCCGCGACCGGCACACCCGGCACCGTCACGAGCGTTGCCATCAGCGGCGGTTCTACCGGCCTGACCACTTCGGGTGGGCCGATCACGGCATCGGGGACCATCACCCTTGCGGGCACCCTTGCCGTTGGCTACGGCGGCACCGGACTGACCGCTGGCACATCTGGCGGCATCCCGTACTACAGCTCATCGTCGGCTATGACATCATCGGGGGCGCTCACGGCCAGCGCCCTCGTCTTAGGGGGCGGTGCGGGGGCTGCGCCGACGCCGATGGCCTCGCTTGGGACCACCACCACGGTTCTGCATGGCAATGCGGGCGGCGCTCCCACCTTCGGGGCGGTATCACTGACGACCGATGTGTCGGGAACGCTGCCTGCGGGCTCTGGCGGTACGGGCATCACATCGCTGGCGTCCGGCATTGCCACATGGCTTGGAACGTCGTCGAGCGCCAATCTGGCGACGGCGATGACCGACGAGACGGGTTCTGGCTCTCTGGTGTTTGCCACATCGCCCAGCCTGACTACCCCGCTTTTGGGAACGCCGACGAGCGGCGACTTGTCCAACTGTACAGGCTATCCGCTCACCGTCCCGCAGAACTCGCAGAGCGCCAACTATACGACCGTGCTGGGCGATGCGAACAAGCACATCTTCCACCCGTCAACCGACACCAACGCGCGGACCTTCACCATCGCCGCGAACGCCTCGGTGGCCTATGTGGTCGGCACTACGCTTTCATTCGTCAACATGACGGCCAATGTCGTGACCATCGCTATCAACTCCGACACGCTGTACCTAGCGGGGACCGGCACAACCGGCTCGCGCTCACTGGCGCGTTACGGTCTAGCCACGGCGATCAAGATGACCTCGACAACGTGGCTGATCTCAGGAACGGGCCTGACCTGATGAGCGGCGTTACCCAACTGCTTCTGGCGCAGGGCGCCATCACCTACCCGCCCCTTACGGCCTCTGTCGGGCCCGACTCCCAATACTGGACGGGTACGCTTGGCAACTACACAACCACGCAAAATATGGTCTGCACGGCAGGCGGCGGCGACGGGAATTACACCTACGCATGGGGTGTTGTGTCGGGAACGGGAAACGTGAATGACGGCACAGCGGCGGCGACAGGCGCGACTGACATAACGAACAACACCTCGACCTTCAACTGCACCGTCTCTGACGGGGCCGGTTCGACCCCCGTTGTCAGCAATACCGTGAGCGTTGGTTGATCCATGAGCATAGAACCAGATTCCCGCGAAGTGGACGCCCGACTCAACACCCACGAGGCCGTTTGTGCAGAACGCTACGCGGGCATTAACGCCCGCTTGCGGCGCATGGAGGCCACCCTCATGGGCGGCGTGGGGGCTATCTTCCTGATGCTGCTGGGCATCGTCCTGAAGATGCGTGTCTGACATGAAGGACCGCCTCGTCCTCGTAATCGTAATCTGCACCCTGTCTGCGGTCATGGTTTCCGTGATCGGCGTCTTGCTGTCCGGCCTGTTCCAGCCAAGCGTGGACAATACGGAAATCTTCAAGATTCTCGGTCCCGCGTTTCAGACGATTGTAGGGGCTTTTGTCGGGGTTCTGGGCGGAAGGGCGATGAGAGATGAAAATAAGTGAGCATTTCTCCCTTCAGGAACTGACCAAATCCCAGACCGGCGAGCGTTTGGGGATCGACAACCTGCCGTCCGACGCGCATTTGGCACGCCTGACCCTGCTCTGTGAGAAGGTGCTGGAGCCGATCAGGGCGCACTATGGCAGGCCCATTACGATCAATAGCGGGTACCGGGGCCAGAAGCTGAACAAGGCCGTTGGCGGGGCTGCTACTAGCCAGCACTGCAATGGCGAGGCGGCGGACATTGAGATTGCCGGGGTCGCCAATGGCGATCTGGCGAACTGGATCGAAACAAACCTCGACTACGACCAGTTGATCCTAGAGTGTTATAAGCGCGGCGTCCCCGACAGCGGCTGGGTCCACGTTTCTTACAAGCCCGCTGGAAACCGTAAGCAAGAACTGACAGCCAGCGTGGTGGGCGGCAAGATGACGTACACCCCCGGCATCAATCCATAAGGAGAACTGCTATGGGATTCCTCAAAGGTAAGAAAACCTACGTCACTGCCGGTCTGGCCGTGATTGGCGCTGGAGCAGCCTACGCGGTCGGCGATGCTACCGCCGTGCAAGCTGCCCAGATGGCCGTCACCGCCCTGCTGGCGGCTACCCTGCGGAACGGGATGCGCTAACCACCGCTTCCGGGTCAGCAAACCCAAACATCGGCAGGAAGAAGAACGGCTGGCCGCGTTCGCGCATCAGAGCCGCGCCTTGGATTTCATTGGCAGCGTCCCATGCGGTAAGCCACATAATATCCCATGTGGCATCCCATGCAGCATCTAGTACGGCACCGCCTACGGCTTCGCGTGTGGCAGCTCCCGCGCCGCCCCGTGCGGCAATTCCTGCGGCACTCCATGCGGCATCCCGCGCGGCAAGCCCTGCGGCTTCCCAACCCCCTGCGGCATCCCCTGCGGCAGCCCGTGTGGCATCCCATTGCTCCGGCGTCATCGCCTTAAGGTGGCGCAGGAACGCCTCGACGGTGGCGGTTTCTGGTCCGTATTTCATGGCACAGGGCCGCCTATTGGGTAGGTAGCGCCAACCGGGGCTTGGGTGACGACTTTGGTCCCCACGGCTATCGGAGCGCCCTGTACATCCTCGCTGACCGGGCCGTAGCAGTTAGCCAGCATCGGGCCAAACAAACGCGCCCGCTTGGTCTTGGTGCAAGCAAACGAGAACATATTGCTGATGCTAGTGGTCGGGGTGCCCCCGGTCACGAACGTGCGCGGGACGGCTGGCGTGTTGCGCTTCCACGTTGGGGCCTGAGCGAACTTCTCCCGCACCTGATACAGCGACCAGACTTGGTTTGGACCCGGTTGGGTGCAGGAGCCTTTCATGTTGCCGCCGGTAACATCCGCCACAGACGGGCCGTGCAGGACAGGGCAGACGGCCACGGCCTCTGGGTACATGACGACCGTGCCGTTGGCGGCGTTAACCGCGATCTGCTTACCCGTAAGCGCGGCCCCAGAGGCGGCGCACAAAGCGAACGGCTGGTGGCAGAACACGAACGTGTTGTCGGCGCGAGCCGGGGCGACCGGCAGCAGCAGGGCCGCAATGGCGATGTACAGTTTCATTTCGTCACCTTTTTCTTTGAGCCGCCAATTCGGCCATCACCGTCGCCATCCATTGCTAGGCCGGTGATGTATTCGATGAAGTCGCGTTGCGAGGTCATTGGTCGTCTTCCCCAAAAACTTCGCAGCTTTCCTCGCACCCGGCACCCATATCTAGGTCGGCATCGAAAACGATTGCGTCGTCGTGAGCGGGAACAAACGTGCCTTTTTTGGTTTCGTATTCGGCAAATAAATCCTCAACCGATTTGTTGCCCCTAAAAAATGTGCGCTTATAGCCCGCCGGTAAGGGCGGGTCTCTCAAAAACTCAGGTCCTACAAGACCATATCTTTCCTCCATACGGCGAGGAAAGTCATAGGCCGCTGGGTTTTCCGCTATGATTGTGAGGTGTTTGCGGAGCGATTTTTTCCAGCACCATTTGCAGTTGCCTTGATACCCTTTCAACTCCAAACGGAACGTCTGGTCAGCCCACCAGCTATTTATTTTTGGTTTGGTCATCGGGTGTTCAAACGCCAAAGGGTAAACGATGCGGCGCTCAGAGGCCCTGACCGACACCCGGTCTATTTCGTCGGCGCGTATGCCTATCGCCAGATCGTAGGAGCCGTTTTCCCAACCATAGGACCGCGCGAAGGCTTCGATTGGCTTTTGCTTTAGCCCTCGTGTGCAGTCCTTGAACTTTTGGTTTGGGATGCCGTATTTTTTAATGGACGCTTCAAAAGGCGCCCCCTCCCGATTGGCCGTGTCGAAGTTCACAATCTTGAAGCCGGAAGATTTACGCTCTCCGGGGTATTGCACCGCCTCTATCCAGCGGGTGCCAAACCCAAACGCCACATCGCAGGCGTGAACAAACTCCAGCGTTTGCTCGTTCTCCTGACCTGTGTTGGCGAACACAACAAGGATGTCATCGTACCTCTCACGCCAATTTTGCATAATCCACCGCGTCATATACGCGCTGGTTTCTCCACCAGAAAAACTTATCAGAAGGCGGTCAGCCATTTCGTCTAGCGTTACATCACTCAGTGGCGTCATTTCGCGGGGTCCTCGATGCGGGTGGCGTCGGAGAGGGCTTGGTCTGCTTCGGTCATGACTTCACCCGCTTCTTGCTGCCGCCAATACGGCCATCACCGTCGCCGTCCATCTTTGCGATCTGGGCGCGGGCCTCGTCGAGCAGCGATTGCAGATACTGGGCCGTAGCATGAAGGCCCGACAGTTCGTCTCGCAGCTTGCTGATGGTCAGCCAAGGCAGGAGTGCGTCACGGATGTTCATTTGCTTACCCTACCATAAATCTCATCATTCCACCTTTCAATGAGGGCCATCGAGTGCGGTGACGCCTCCTTGGAACCGGGGCGCAGGGGCCGCAGCCCCTTCAGCGCCCGCAGACGCATAGCGATGGCCTGATCCAGATAGGCTTGCGTCACGAAGCCGCTGCCAGACGCAAGCAACTTTTTGTCGTCGTCGTAAATCGAATAGCCATGCACGGCTGACCCGCGCGGCGGCTTGTAGGTATCAATCTTAACTTCCATCACACAGTTCCTCTCGCATCATTGGAATGAAGTCCTTCAGGCGCAGCACAACGCGCCACTCCTGACCGTTCTGCCTAAACACTACCAGTGGCACTTGGCTTGCGGGCGTACAGGCTTCAATCTGCCTGACCCACTGCATCACGGCCAGCGTTTCGCGGCGCTTGACCTCGATACGGAACTTGCCAACCTCAATGTCATCCTCACCGTTACGCGCCTGACCCAGCTTGCGCTTGACGACCGTTCCCAACTCGTCTGTCAGGAGGGCGGCAAGCTCGTTCTCGCCGCGAGCGCCTTTGTTGCGGGACATTCTGCCGGTCATTGGTTGTTCCTTTGTGTGTTTTTAAGGTGGACAGCTTCCACCTAATCAAAAGGGATTTCGTCATCAAACGGCACCGGCCCAGTGTACGGCTCTTTAGGAGCCTTGCTGACAGGCGCTTTAACGTAGCGGCTCCTCGCCATCATCTTGACCGGCGAAGGGGCCTCAGCAAGCTCTGGCGGGGCCACAAGCAGGGGCGTATGCAAACTGCATCCAACACGCTGCTCGTTCCCAGTCAACGAGCGGCCATGATGCGAGCAACGCCACAGGCCACCGGCATAGGGCATGGCTGACACGCAAGTGCGGCAATTGGTTTCTGGCGCAGCTCCGTGGTGGCAGAACTTGTACATATCGCACATCTTGCACTGCCAGTAGGTCGGGTCTTCGCTCAATTTAATCGGAGGCGTTTTGGCGGCAATCAGCCGATCTTTGCGCTCGACAATCTTGGCGTACTCCTTGGGATCGAAGTGAACCCATTCGGTGTGCAGCTCGTCGGTGTTTTTGTTGACTGCAAAATACAAGGCGCGGTCGATCTTGAGCAGGCCCATATAGCTTTGCATCTGGGCGTAATGCTGTGGCTTAACTTCGTAAACGCCAGTCTTGATAAGCTCTCCAAAAGCCTTGTCGCTCATCGTTTTGACTTCCAGCACCGCCCACGACTTAGGCGCTTCAGGAAAGCCTTGGCCTATGCCATCGACGGAACCGCCGAAGTGGCCTGACTCGTCGCGGCACTCAATCTGCTTGCCGTCATCGTCGGTATGTAGGTCCACGCCTATAGCACGCAGTTCCTCATAGACACGGGACTCCTCACGCTTGCCGGTGCCAAACAGGCGCTTGATGCGACCGGCAAAGTGCGGCTGCACCGCCCAGTGGAAGTTCAGCCAGACATAGCGGTCACAGTGGTGCCCGATCAAACTCGCGCCCATGTGTTCGCGGTGGTCGTCCGACTGGGCAGAGTACCAGTCGAATATCCTGCTTTTCGTGGTGTGAATCGGATCGGGCACTTGTGGCATGACTACTTTTCCCAAGCCTTCTTCGTGGCTGAAGCCGGGGCGGCGAAGTTCGTAACCATGCGCGGCGCGCTCTGGGATTGAGCGGGCTTGTAAGTGATTACCTTGTTGCGCGTCGGGTCTTTCCGGTCGATGTCCAGAATGAGCTTGAACGGCACATCGTGGATGCTTTCGGTGTCCTTGGCGTCGGGTTTACCGCAGGCCACCAGCAGCCTATTCAGGGCGGCGCGGCTGATGTCTTCGGCTTGCTTGTTCGGGTTGACGATGTTCAGCCGTTCCCAAATCTTGCGACCGGCGCTAGGCCCGTCGATAATGTCGATCACCAGTTCGATGTACTGGCCGTTTCCAGCCTTCGTGTCCTTGAGGTCTGAGGCGGACACCATCGCGGTGTACTCGCCGGGGGCCAGAGGCTCGAAGGTCGGTCGGTCGTCAACGTAGCTGCTGACATCAAAATCAAATGTGGGCATTGGTTTAATCCTTGTTGCTGATTGCGTTTTCGAAGGCTTCCCATGACAGCGGGATGCTGTCGGGCAGTTGATAGCGGTTTTTCGCCATGTAGGCCGGACGCTCGTTGCAATAGAGCAGACGTTCGCCCGTCGAGATGCCCCGATTGGTGGTTTTGTTGAAGCCAACGTCATCGTGCTTGACGATGGTCTTGTAGTTCGCAAACAGCACGGCATCGCACCATTCGCGCACGAGAGCATTGGAACGCTCCTGTAGTTTCGGCTGGTAGCGGTCGAAGGGTTCAACCTCCGGGCTATCGAACCGCTTGATAGTGGTGTGAGCAATAAGGATCACCACCATGCCGCGCTCAAGCCGCAGGGCGTTCAGGCCCTCCAGTATGACGCGCCACTTCTCCGCAGCGATGAGCGCCCCCTTGCCGTAAGCAAGGTCTTTGGCGTCATGCTTGGTATCAATCTCGCCTTGAATGATGGCCTCCAGCCAATCAAGGCTGTCGATCACCACCGTGCCGAAGCTGTGGTCTTCCTGATACAGCGTGGCGATGGCGCTCATCACATCGTCTGTGCTGGTCGCGATGGGGAAGTGCTGTACTGGCAAGGAGCCCAGCCCGTCCTCGGTGAGAATGAAGATCGGGTTAGGCGCACCGGCTGCAAACGTGGTCTTGCCGATGCCCTCCACGCCGTACAACTCAATGCGCGGGGCAGAGATGGTATCGTTTACGCGGATTGATTTAAGGTCCATCCTACAGCTCCACCGTAATGTGCGTCTTGGCGGGCTTGGAGTCGATCACCGGGGCAATCTCAAGCCACAGCTTCGGGTACTCGTCCCGAATTGCCTTCAGCTTGGTATCGTCCAACTCGAACTTAATCTTGATCGGCACGAGAGCCTGATCCCAGTCGTGGGTAAGGTCGTTCAGAGCCTCAACGTCGGCCTTGAACGTCGTCTTGGCAGTGCTGACAATCTTGAAGCCGGTATCAAGGTGCGTCGTCGTGCGACCTTCCTTGTTGGGCTTGATCTGCTCCAGCATTTCTTCCTCAATGGCGAGGCGCTGGACGTTGGCCTGACGTTCAAGGCGCTTGGCCTCAATCCAGTCAGCAGCAAGAGTTTCTAGGCTTTTCATCGTTTGGTTCCTGTTTGTGGCGACCCGCAATCGGGCAAATCAGGTAGATCACCTATTTGTTTTAGGCGCAATATGATTTTTCGGAAACTTTACGGTTGCTAATCTTTTTTTGTGGATTAGCGTGGCTGCTTCGCCTCAAGGAAAAATCAAAATGGCTAACATTAAGGGCCGCTGTGAGCCCGCCTATAGCATCGTTACGTCTTTTGGTGGCGTGACGCAAACGGCAAAAATCTGCGGCATAACCCTTGGCGCTGTAAGCCGATGGATGTCAAAGGACGGCGGCGGCGGCGTTATCCCTACAGCGCACTGGAAGGCCCTGCTGATCTATGGCCGCGCGCACGGCATAAAAATTACCCTGACCGCTCTTTCTGGAATAGTCCTTTAGCCTGACGCCACAAGGCTGCGCCATGAACAATTCAGACTTCCTGCTTGCCGCTTACGGTAAGCTGCAAAACAATTACGGCTGGACGGCATCCTTTGCCAGTGACCCAAACGATCCCGCAGCCGGGGCATGGGCCGGTCAACAGTGGACCGCGAAGCCTTTACAGGCGGCGTTTATAAACTCCCGCGCCGAAAATAACAATTTCTACTCTGTCGGCGTAATGAACACGCCAGATGTGCCCAAGCGGGCCAAGAGCCTGTTCAAGCGCCTTGCCGTGCTACTGGCCGACGATGCAGACCCCGGCTCACTGATGGGGCCAACGTCCTACATTCTCGAAACAAGCGCCGGGAACTATCAGATTGGCGTGTTCCTCGATCCTGATGATCCCGATACGGCAAACGGCCCGCTGATCGACATTGTGCTTTCCTACATGGCCTCGCGTGGCATTATCAACGCCGACGCCAGCGGCAACAACCCAGTGCGTTACGGGCGGCTTCCTAACGGTTGCAACACGAAGAAAACGGCTAGTGGCTTTGTTTCAAAGCTGCATCACTTTGACGGCCAGCTTGTCTACTCGCTTGAGGACGCAGCCGCATCGTTTGGCATCGACTTGGCAGACGCACGGGAATGGGCCAAGAACCCGCCGCTGCAAGAAGTGAAGTTCACCAATCCCAAGATGGATGGTGTCGAAGCCTTCAAGCAGCTTATCAATCCCGACCTTGCAGAGCGTAGCTACCATGACCCGCTGCTGAAAATCAGCGCGGCGATGGTTTCTCGCGGCATGGACAAGGACGGCGCGCTGTCCATGATCCGCGCCCTGATGCTGGCTATCAAGCCTGATGAAGGGCCGGAATTGTCGCGCTGGGAAGCCCGCTTTGGGCATGACCTTCAACGCATGGTAAAAGGCGCTGATAAGTTCGCACCAGAGGCGGGGCCGGATGATGAAAGCGTTGTCCTGACCTTGGATGAGCTGGAGGCTCGAACATTGAATGTTAACTGGCTGGTCAAGGGCCTGATCCCACGCGACGCGCTGGGGATGGTGTTCGGTGGCTCTGGTACCTACAAGTCGTTCATCAGCCTAGACCTTGCCTTGCACGTTGCACACGGCTTGGACTGGACGGGGCGGCGAACAGAAGCCGGGGCGGTCCTGATTGTCGCCGCTGAAGGCGGGGCCGGGATATTCCGCCGCGTTCAGGCTTGGCACCGGCACCACGGCCTAGAGCGGGCAAAGAATGTCTTCGTGTGCATCACGCCGTTGATCCTGTCCGAAGAACACAGCATGGAAGTGCTGCGTAACTCGATCTCGAAAATGCCAGTAAGTCCTGCCCTAGTCATTATCGACACGCTGGCGCAGACGTTCGCGGGCGTTGAGAATGATAGCAGCGACATTTCAGCTTATCTGAGGTCCATCAACAGCGAATTGCGGGCTGAGTTCAACACCTCCGTAATCATCGTGCATCACTCAGGCCACACAGTCTCAGAGCGCCCGCGTGGATCGTCGGCCCTGATCGGCAACCTAGATTATATCCTTGGGGTGTTTCGGCCAGAAGGCGACGAGCGCACGGCTAGACTGTCGGTCATCAAACAAAAGGACAGCGACAAGATCGACGACCTTTATTTTGATATGCGGCACATCGTTTTGGGCGTCGATGAGGATGACGAGGAGATTAGCAGCCTTGTGGCCGAATGTGGCAAAGGGCCTTCAGAGCTGGGCCGCACTAGCAAGTACGATGGCGCAGTCATTCGCGCACTGAGCGACGGGCCTAAGTCTGAGGATGATTTGCGGAAGATGACGGCTGAATTAAGCCACAACCCCACGACAGCCCGGAAGGGACTGCGTGAGGCTATTAACAAGCTGGAAGCCGCCCGTCAGATACGATCACTTGGCGGCTCAGTATGGGCCTTGTCGCCTCACACTATCTAGCGCCAAAATACAAAACCATTCGGTTGAACGACTCGCCCTTTTTAGGGGCATATGAAGTTATCGCTTGATGGTGGCCGCAATAGGATTTGCCTTTCGGGGCCTGAGCGCCGCACATCATAGCCTCGGCCATGTCGCCTAAGCGGTAATCCCCCTCGATAAATCGGCACTGGTTTGGCCTTATGTCGGCTAGGGCCAAGGCAACTTCCGAAGTGGGCTTTTCATAAACGATTGGCTTAGGTGGCGGGACGCGACGGGCTTTGAGGTTGCGCGCCAAGTGCCAGACTTTAGGCCGCGCCGTGGCAGCTATAGGCTTGTGCGGCGGATTCAGGGCGGCTCCGACAAAGCCATCACGGCGAAGCCTACGCAGCTTGCCTATGACCGCGTTCCGGCTTCCAATGCCCATGTTTCGGGCTATCTGAGAGGCAGACAAACCCGCGTTAAACAGGTTAATTAGCTTAACAACGCGCTCGTCACTCCAGCCCTCATTCGGAATCGGATTGTTCTTCACGCGCTTTCTCCCTCGCTAGACGTTTGGCTGTGTGTGTGCGACCGGCGGCGCGGCCTATGGCGACATAATAGGCATGGATAAACTCAGGTGTCTTAGGCAGGCCCCTGATAGACCTTAGTTGGCTTTCGCCCCGGCCATTGCGTCCGCCCTTAGCACAGCCCTCTTTGCGTTGCTCTTTTGTGTAGGGTTTTTTCATCGTTCCTCTCTTGGGCGGCAAAGGGTGCAATTAAAGAACGTCTTGGTTTGAGCGTCCCATACCGCGTGGGAGCCCTTGAACAATCTAGCGCCGCAGCGGCACGTTGTCGCGTGTTGAACGGCTTGGGATTTCATGGCTCTAGCTCGCTGGCGCAAGCCTCGCAGATCAATCGTTCTTCTCCGTCGACCACAATCAGGACCGGCGCATACTCTTGCTCCTCGCAAGCCCAACAGCCGCTCTGGTCGCGGGCCATAACCTTGTCGTGGAGCTTCCACATCTTTGCGCGGCTCATCCCCCACCGCACCGCCGGCGCGGCTTTAAGGGCGATTATTTTGTCAAAAGTAATCATCGTGATCCTCTCAATTCCATCCTAGCGGTTATCGCCAGACGTTCTATCCGATACAGCAATTCGACCGCCCGCTTCCGCGCCGCCGCCGTGGTGTGGTTCGCAGCGAACACGCGGCCAACCTCAGTCGTCAGGCCCTGCAACGCGGCGTAGGTCGCGCGGGCTTCTGCGCTCACGGGGGCATATGATGAGAGGGTGGCGAGCTTGCTCACGGTTCCATCTCCTGTCTCGCCGCCCAAATTGCGGCCTCTATCTCGTCTGTGGTTTCCGCCTCGCGCAACGTATTCAGGAACGGGCGGAAGCGGTGGACGGGAAAGGGTTTTGGGATGGTGGCTGGTTGGAGCGCGATAAGCAGCTCGCGGGCGGTCATTAGGCGATGCAGTATTTCCTCATCATCGGGCGCTAGGTTGTGCGCGGTTTCCAGTACCAAAGCCTCAGCCAGTATGGCGACGAAATAATCCGGCTCTGGCAAATAGGCCAGTTTTGACGCGCGATAGGGGAAGGGGAGGATGTCGGCCATTGGCTAAATGTCCTGAAATTCGGTTAATGGGATTTCGATAAGCGGTTCGGTGTCGCTGGCGTCGCCTCTATCGGTGCGTCCGCCTAGTAATACGCGAAGGGGCCTATTCGATACGGTTGTGAACATGGTTCGCCCCGGCCATGCGACCACGAATAAGCCGGGAACGTGGGCGCTCTGGACTAAGCTATTCATGGCCGACCATTTAGCAAGTGATAACCAATAAGTCTCGAAGGTCCGCGTTCTGACCTTTATTTCAACAAAAGCCTCCAGCGTCTCGCCGCTGAACAGGGCATAATCGTAAGCATAAAAGGCCTTCAGCTTTCGCACATCGTAACCCCAAGCGGTAGCTACACGTTCGGCTGTGTTGCGTTCGCGTTCGGTATCGCTTGGGGTTTCGTATGTGGGGCGCATTAGAGCTTGCTCGCTACCCATGCCCATAAGGGCGCTGTTAGGGCATAGAGGGCCGCTAGGGCGGTCCCTAGGGCTATTGTGATGATTAGGTCAGTCATTGTGGCGTTTCCTGTTTCCTGTTGATGGTAGGGTTAGAGTGGGAGCCGCCCCAGTGAGGCGGCTCCGGCTCAAAACCTAGTCCTCTGAGGGATAGAAACACAAGTCGAAGCTATAATAAGGCTCAACAATCTTGCCCAGCGCGTCACACAGGGCGAATGACGCTCCGATAGCCCATTCATAGTCGCCAGCCTCATACGCGACACACCAGCAGGTGTCGTCGCTGTAGTGGCGAGCTTCGCCGGGCGCGCGGATCATGACCTCCTTGTCGGGGTTACAGCCTTCTTCGGCGGCGATGTTACGAAGCTCGCCATAAACCGCCTTGGCGGCTTGCTCTGCGCTCATGGCGCGGGTGACGACGTTGGCTAGGCGGGTGGCGTAGGACATTGTGGCGTTTCCTGTTGGTGGTTGATGGTAGGGTCTAACACTACCCACAGCGGACTGTGGGTAGCTGCTAGAACCTAGATGGCGTAAACGTAGGGTAGCGCCCGCTCGGCAAGGTCCAAGGCCGTGCGCTTGCCTATAGGCTTGGAATACTGCCAAGTGCCCCCAGCGCAACGAACGGCCATCGCCCATCGCCCCTTGTAGGGGACGGCGCGCACATCGCCCGCGAAACTGTCAGCCCAGCAATAGCCAAGGTCGATCATAGTGATGTTCATAGTGGCGTCCTCGTTTGAGTGGTTGATGGTTGATGGTAGGGTCTACTGAGGCGCTCAGATTGTGGCCTGAGCGCCCTATAGAGCCTAGTCGTCGGCGCGGAGGTCGACCGTGGTGGTGTCGGTGGTGGTCATGGGGTGGTCTCCTTCAGGTTGATGGTGCGGCGGAATGCCGACCATGAGTTTATTGAGCCTTTGGGTTAAGCGGTAACCGGCTACCGCTGCGCGAGGACGTAGTCGCGGCGGGCGGCGTCCTCAAGGTCGTAGCCGTGACGCCACTCGGCGAGGCCGGGGCTGTCAGTCCAC